GACCGTCGCGCAGGTGGAGGAGAAGATCGCCGCTGTGAGTGCGGCGAGGACCACGGGTGAGCTGGCGCAGCTGTTCGAGGGCCTGCCGCACCTGACCGATGGCATGGCACCATCGGTTCCGCGCCGGTCCGATTTCGGGCCGGCCGAATACCGCGCCTCCGACACCGACCGTGAGCATGCCCGCGAACTGCTCGCCGTCCACGCGGCGGCGGGCCGGCTGCGGGGCCATGAATTCGATGAGCGATCTCTCAAGGCGTCAGAGGCCGTAACCTGCGGAGATCTTGATACATTGTTCGCAGATCTTCCCGTCGTGGAGCAGGCCGCGTCCACGACGGAAGAGGACCACAGGGACGCCCAGCCCCTGTTCGGCCCGGCCGCGCTCGCCCTGCTGCACGGCAAGGCGGAAAACTTTGTCCCGGCGGCCAGGGCCGCCATGAATGGGAAGGCGCACTAAATGGCGGCCATCTCGACTTCCGAGGCCAACGACCTCCCGGACAGTGCCTTCGCTTACGTTGAGCCGGGAGGCACCAAAGACGGCGAGGGGAAGACCACGCCCCGCTCGCTGCGGCATTTCCCCGTCCACGACGCCTCGCACGTCCGTAACGCCCTCGCCCGCGCCAGCTCATCCCCGTTCGGGGAAAAGGCGATGGCCAAGATCAAGGCGGCGGCGAAGCGGTTCGGCGTCCACGTCGGCGAGTCCAGCCTGTCGCATGACTACGAGCGGCGCGAGGTGCGGATCACCAGCCAGTTCCGCGACCTGGACCGGCCGATCGAGATGCGCGACATGGGCAGCGAGGGCCGGTGGATCGGTGGTTACGCCACCGTGTTCATCCCCCGCGAGTCGAAGAACCTCGGCGGGTTCAAAGAGCGCGTCATGCCGACGTTCTTCAACGAGGTGCAGTCACGCGGCTGGAAGAACCTCGATGACGCCACCGGGGTCGTCTGCCGGTACAACCACGACTCGAACATGGTGCTCGGCACGACCGAGGCGGATACGCTGCGGCTCAGCCCGGACCGGATCGGCCTCGACTACATGGTGAAGCCGCCTGAGTCCCGCGCCGACATCCGTGAGCTGGTCGAGCGGCGCGACATCCGGTACTCCAGCTTCGCGTTCCGCTGCCACCCCGGCGGGGACGAGTGGGACTGGCGCGACGGCCTGGCGCTGCGGACCCTGCATTCAGGTGACCTGATCGACGTGGCCCCGGTGCTGACCCCAGGTTACGGTGACACAACGTCGATGCTGCGTGCGTTCGACGCGGCGCTGTATTCGATCGCCGACTACGTCCAGGCCGAGGTCGAAGAGGTGCGGGCATTCGCCGCTGACGACGACCTGCGCAAGTTCTTCGTCCGCAGCGACCGGCCCACCCTGCCGGCTGCTGGCCCGCGCAAGGGACTGTTCGGCCCGGCCGCGCTCACGCAGATCCTGCTGCGCAAGCGTGACCAGTGGGATGAAGAGGGGTAGGATCGCCACTAGGACGGAGTAGGCCATCCCGTCCAGATAGGCCGCAGGGCCGGGGTAATTCCCCCGCCTCCTGGCTGGAGCCCGCCGGGGATCACCATCCCTACGGGCTCAGGAGGAGCCGATGGCCAGCGAGGTCACCAAGCGCCTTCGGGACCGCCGCCTCAACGTCTGGGAGCAGTGCAAGGCACTGGCAGACACGGCGGCGACCGAGAACCGCGCATTTTCCGCAGAAGAGCAGGGCAAGTGGGATGTCCTCAACGAGGAGATGGACACCCTCGACACCCGCATCAAGTCAGCGCTCGACGCTGAGCAGCGTTCCGCCGAGGCCGACCAGGCGTTCAACCGCCTGCACGCCGACGCTGAGGGCAAGAAGATGGCGAAAGACCCGGCCATCAAGCTGCTCAACACCGAGCTGCGCAAGTTCCTGCTCGGCGACACCCGGGGTAACGCTCCCGGTGGTGCCTACGAGGTGGCCCGCCCGGACAACAGCCGGATCAACTGGAACTACGGCCCGGTCAACCTGGCCGAGGTCCGCAGGGCCGAGGCTGAGTACCGGACCCTGGTGTCCACCAACGCCGGCTCGGGCCAGAACCTGGTCCCGACCGACTTCTATGACCAGCTGATCGCCCACCTGATCGAGGTCAGCGGCATTCTCCAGACCGGCCCGACCGTGCTCAACACGGCCGGCGGCGAGAACCTCCAGATCCCGAAGACGACTGCGCACTCGTCGGCGACGCTGACCACCCAGGCCGGCAACATCGCCCAGTCGGACCCGCAGTTCGGCCTGGTCACCCTGGGTGCGTTCAAGTACGGCATCCTGCTCCAGGTAGCCCGCGAGCTGCTGGACGACTCGGGTGTGGACCTTGTCGGGTACCTGGCCATGCAGTCCGGCCGGGCGCTGGGCAACAAGTTCGGTTCCGACCTGGTGACCGGCACCGGCACCACGATGCCGAACGGCCTGATCGCCACCGCATCGGTCGGTGTCACCGGTACCACGACCGCCAAGGGTGGCGCTGCCCAGTACAGCGACCTGGTCAACCTGGAGTACAGCGTCATCGCTCCCTACCGTCAGAGCAAGAGCTGCTACTGGCTGGCGAGGGACGCGGCGGTCGGCGGCTTCCGGCTGCTGCTGGACGGCCAGTCGCGGCCGATCTGGGAGCCGTCGATGGTCCTCGGATCGCCTGACCTTCTGCTCGGCAAGCCACTGGTGGCGGACCCGTTCATGCCAGCTGTGGTCACTGGTGGCAAGTCGGTCGCATTCGGCGACTTCAGCCAGTTCTTCGTCCGCATCGTCGGCCCGGTCCGCTTCGAGCGGTCGGACGACTTCCTGTTCGGCTCGGACCTGGTCGCCTTCCGCGCCCTGATCCGTGGCGACGGCACGCTGGTTGACCAGACCGGCGCGATTAAGCTCTTCCAGGGGCCGGCAACTTAGTACGTGGCCCCCGCCCGCTCTTCCATCGGGCCGGCGGGCGGGGGCCATCACCACAGCGGAGGCTGAGGGATGGCAACTTACAACAGCGGCTCTGTGAACCAGCCGGGCCAGTACCCGACCACGGAGTGGAGTGATTTCGGCCTGCCCGAGCAGAGCTTTGGCTCGGGTGCGGCCGGCGGCTCGCCCACCTCCAGCGACGTGGACCAGGGCGACACGAACGAGCCCGGCCAGTACCCCAGCCGTGAGACCTTCACTGGCGTGTCCCTCAACGGCACCGGGGCACCCGGCACGCAGGGCATCGGCCGCGACCTGGCGGGTGGCCCGGACACGATCGTTGTCTCCAAGCCCACCTTCTACAAGGGCATCTACGAGGTCGTGGATGAGCCGGGCTCGTGGAACGAGGCGAGCGGTGCCGGCTACAAGCAGCTCACCGTCCACGACTCGATCTCCGGTGAAGCCGACTGGACGCAGGCCAACGACAACTCCTACGGCCCCGGCTGGAACATGCCCGGCGTCGAAGGCAACACTCCCATCCCGGGCAGCGGCCAGTTCCAGACCGGTGCGGGCAGCGTGATGTACGGCGGCCGGCTCAACGGCACCGAGCACACCAGCAAGCACCCGCCGCACAGCGGGCCGGGCACCTGATGGAAGACCTCACCGGCAGGCTCATGTCGAACCTTGTGCCCAGCTCGATGGGTGCGGGCAACACCACGGCCGATGACCGCAAGTGGTCGATGTCCGCGCCGGGCAGCGCGGGGATCATCCCGGTGCCCGACCGGATGGACAACCTGCCACTGCCCGAATTCACCAACAGCACTCAGTTCCCTGTCGTGCATCCCGGTGAGCAGCAGCATGTTCCCGTCTCGCATGGAAATGATGGCGGCGGGAATTTCCAGGCGATCACCATCGGCGGCGAGTGGAAGGAAGTCTGATGGCCTCCATGCCGATGCCACCCGACGCGGCGAACCCAGCCCACGAGATCCCGCCGCTGCGGACGATCACCGAGCCGCCGCACGTCAGCAGTAATCCTTACCAGGAGGCTTACTACGAGCCGTCGAGCCAGGCTCCCCTGGCCGGGTTTGACAAGATCCAGGCCGGCGCGGTGGACCTGAACACGGGCCGGCGCACTGGCGAAGACTTTCCTGACAACGGGCTCTGGAAGCAGGTATAGCGATGGCTCAGCCAGTCTCCTCGCCCATCACCTCGACTCCATCCGTGGACGGGCAGCCATGGGACTCGTGCTCCGACGCTCCTGTCGCGGCATGGGTGAAGCTCGATGACAACTCTGGGCCGGCGAGTCTTCAGGGTGGCCATGTGACTGGTGACTTCGCGGACTCTGCCCCGTGGCGGCAGGTCTAGCCTGCTAACCTGACGGGCAGTCCCCAGCCCCCAGGAGGCCGCCCGTGAAGTACCTGGTGACCGGTGGTGCCGGCTTCATCGGCTCTGCCCTCGTCAAGCGCCTGGTGGCCGATGGCCACAATGCGACCGTCCTCGATGACTTTTCCCGTGGCCGCGCTGACCGCCTGGCCGGACTGCCTATCACCCTCATTCCCGGTGATGTCCGCCAGGAATTGAAGGTGCATTCGGCTGTCCACGGCCAGGACTGCGTCATCCACCTGGCCTACCTGCAAGGCACCCAGACGTTTTACGCCGAGCCCCGGCAGGTGCTCGATGTCGCGGTCCGGGGGATGCTGAACATCCTCAATGCCTGCGAGCAGCACGGCGTCGGCAACCTAATGCTGATGTCCTCCTCGGAGGCATACCAGGTGGCGTCGGTGGTGCCGACCCCGGAGACGATCCCGCTGACGGTCCCTGACCCGCTGAACCCTCGCTACTCCTACGGCGGCGGGAAGATCGCCTGCGAGGTCATGGCGAACGCCTGGCACCGGGCCGGCGTGCTCGACCGGCTGATCATCGCCCGCCCGCACAACATCTACGGCCCTGACATGGGCCGCGAGCACGTGATCCCCGAGTTCTGCATCCGCATGAACCGCCTCGTGCATGAGCAGCCAGAGGGAATCATCGAGTTCCCCATTCAGGGCAGCGGCCAGGAAACGCGGGCGTTCTGCTACATCGAAGACTGCACCGACCAGCTCGTCTCACTGCTGGACACTGGCGATTCGCCGGCTATCTACAACGTGGGCAGGATGGACGAGCGGTCCATCTCCGCCGTCGCCCGGAAGGTAGCCGAATGCTACGGCCGGGAGATCAAGATCCTGCCGGGCACGCTGCCGAAAGGCTCACCGCCGCGCCGGCTCCCGGATATGGCCAAGACCGAGGCTGCTGGCGGTTACCGCCCCCGGTGGGGTTTCCACGACGGCATGGCCCGCACCGTGGACTGGTACAAGACTCATGGGTGAAGCCCGGTCCTGCCAGGTCTGCGGCTACGGGACGCTGACCCTCCTGCTGAACATGGGGTCGGTGCCGCTGCCCGAGAACATGCGCACCGACGCCCCCCGGTATTCGCTGCGGCTCGTGGAATGCAGGAACTGCCACCTTGCCCAGCTGACCCACATAGCTGACCCCCGGCTGGTCTTCCCCCCCGCCCATCCATACGCCTCGGGTAACACCAGGGCGCTGCGGCAGCACTTCGCCCAGCTGGCGATGTGGCTGCTGTCAGGGCTGAACGACGGGGATCTCGTCGTGGACATCGGGGCTAACGACGGCACCCTGCTGAGAGCCTTCGCCATGTTCAAGGGCGGCCTGCGCCTGGTGGGGGTTGAGCCGACCAATCAGGCCCGCAAGATGGGCGACGGGATTGATGTCCGGCGGGAGTTCTTCAGCCCCGGTCTCGCGGACGCCCTCTATAAGCAATATGGGCCTGCGAAGCTGATCACCGCTGCCAACGTGCTCGCCCACGTGCCAGACGTGCATGGTTTTCTCGCCGGCGTGACTAGCCTCCTGTCTGACCAGGGCCTGTTCGTGACTGAGAACCACGACTGGGCATCGGTCGCTGAAGGGCTCCAGATCGACACGATCTACCATGAGCACCTGCGGTATTACTCGCTCGCGTCACTGAGCTACCTGCTGGAGATGCACGACCTGAGCGTCGCGGACTACCAGCGGGTGCCTATTCACGGTGGGTCATTCAGGGTGACGGCCCGCAAATGGCAGGGACGCACCCTGGGCCTGCGTGCAGTCGCGGTTGCCCGGTCGCTATACGGCATGCTTGATTCAGCCGCTACCGCCGGGCCTGTTTACGGTATCGGCGCGACCACCCGTGCCACGCCGCTGATCCATTACACGGGGATCGCAAAGTTCATCGACTGCGTCTGCGAGATCACCGGCAGCGAGAAGATTGGCACCGTCATGCCGGGCACCACGATCCCGGTGGTGGATGAGGAGAAGCTGCTCGCCGACCAGCCGCCGCACGCCCTGCTGCTGTCCTGGCATCTGCGTGACGGCCTGATACCTAAGCTGCGCAGTGCAGGGTACAAGGGAAAATTCATCATCCCCCTCCCGGAACCGGAGATCACCGACTAATGCCCGATCGCTTCGAGGATGGCCGGGGCGTCATCCAGGACTTGCTGAGCACCCCACTCGATGCGGTGACACAGATCTTCACCCGCAAGGGCGCGATCCGTGGCAACCATTACCATCAGCACACCACGCAGTGGACCTACGTTGTGTCGGGCCGCCTGCGGATGGTTACCAGCCGGGGCGAGGATCACGTCTATGAGCCTGGGGAAATGGTCTGTGATCTGCCTGGGGTAGCCCATGCCTGGCAGGCACTGGAGGACACCACGGTGCTGGTCTTCACCAGAGGCCCACGCAGTGGCGTGGATTACGAATCGGACACCGAAAGGCTGGAGGTGCCACTACTGCCATGAAGGTCGCCATCATCGGCATGGGCGTCGTCGGGCAGGCGCAGGAGCAGCTTTTCCGCACCGGCAAGGTCATCACCTACGACATTCGTGACAGTGAGCCTTACCCCCGCAAACTGATCGGCAGCTGTGACTTCGCCGTGATTTGCGTCGGCACCCCCGCCCGTGACGACGGCAGTGCGGACCTTAGCGCAATCCTGGCCGCCCTGGACGACCTGCCCATGATGCCCGTTCTGCTGCGCTCCACCGTGCCGCCAGGCACTACCGCAAAGCTAGCCCTCGACTACCCCGGCCACCTGTTCGCTTTCGCGCCCGAGTTCATCCACGAACGAAACGGTGGCCCGTGGCACAAGAGCATCTATGTGCCGTGGATGATCCTCGGCGGCGAGCCAGAGGCCCGGCTCTACTTCCGGCCATTCCTGGAGAAAGCGTTCCCCTCCCCGATCCACGAATGCTCATCTACCGAGGCCGAGCTGGCAAAGTACGTGGCGAATCTGTACTGGGCTACGCGGGTCACGTTCGTCAACGAGATGGCCGGCGTCTGCGCGGCGTTCGGTGCGGACTGGGCGAGCGTGCGTGAGGCGTGGCTGATGGACTTCAGGATCAATCCCGCGTACACGGCGATGGAAGGGTTCCTGCCCGGTTTCGGCGGCAAGTGCTGGCCGAAAGACCTGACCGCGCTGATGATGGCGGCAGACGGCATGGGATACCAGGCGTGGTTCCTGGAAGACATCCGGCTACAGAATGAGCGGTACACCAAATGAGCCCGCAGATCCACGCACCCACCTGGGATATCTGCATCTGCTCCATCCCCCACCGCCACGACACGATGACCGAGCTGCTGGCCGTCCTGGCCCCGCAGATGCCGGACTTCTACCCGCATGTCCGGGTGATCTGCTTCCGCGACAACCTGGAGACCCCCTACGGAAACAAGATCGGGGCCATGCTCGCCCACTCGACGGCCGACTACGTCTCCTGCATTGATGACGACGACCTGGTGGCCCCGCATTTCATCAAACGCGTCTGGCCGGCGCTGCTGACACGGCCCGACTATGTGGGGTTCAAGATCTGCTACACCGTGGACGGGCAGCCCGGCATGCCCGTCGTGCATTCGCTGAAGTACCACTGCTGGGACACCCGCGAAGGGATGCTCGTCCGGGATCTGTCCGAGAAGAACCCGATGCGCCGCGAGCTGGCCCTGCTTGGCGAATGGGCCGGGGGATACGGGGCTGAGGTTAAGTGGGCGGAACAAGTGCGGGCCAATGGCCGGGTGCAGACCGAGGTTTTCATTGACGAAGAGATGTACTACTACCGGTTCCGGAGCGGTGACCACTTCCAGGTCAGCCGCGACCCCCTGCCCGGCTGGGAGCCGCTGCCTGAGTACGAATGGCTCACCCACATCGGGCCGATGACATGAAAGACCTGCTGCTGGTCGTGCCCAGTCGTGGCCGGCCGGGCAACATCAAGCGGCTGTTCGATGCCATGCAGGCAACCTGCCGGGGGGACACCAGCATCATCGTCGGGCTCGATGACGACGACCCATCACTGAGTGATTACCTGGCTGCCACGCCGCTCTCCTACACCGTGCAGACCGGCCTGCGCCAGGTGGTTGCCTGGATCAACCGCCTCGCCGTCCCGCAGGCTGAGAACTATCGCTACATCGGCCACGTCGGTGACGACAACACGTTCGACACGGTGGGCTGGGATGTGTCGATCATGGAGGCGCTGGAGAAGACGCCGTTCGCTTTTGGCAACGATCACTACCCGCGCCCGCCCGGCCAGCTCTGCTGCCATGTGTTCATGCGCAGTGAGGTGGTTCAGCGGCTCGGTTATTTCGGGCCACCCGGCATCCGGCACATGTATGTCGATGTGGCCTGGATGGCATGGGGCGTGAAGACCGGGATCACCTACCTGCATGAGGTGGACATTCCGCACCTCCACTACACCCTCACCGGCCAGACCGATGCGTCCTACCAGGCGTCCACGAATCTGATCCCTGAAGATCTGGAAAACTGGCACCGGTACTGTGAGTCCGGGCAGCTGAACACCGACATTGGCCAGATCGACCCGGGGAATCCCGGCTTCACCCCAGATGAGCTGCTAGCGTTTAACATGGGACTGAATATCCCGCGTCACTGGGGTTCCTGGTGGTGAGATGAGCGACCCGCTGGTGTCGGTGATCACGCCGACCTGGCAGCGGCATGAGTGGCTGTTTGACCGCTGCATCGCCTCGGTGCAGGCGCAGGAGTATCGCCACATCGAGCATGTCATCATCAGTGACGGTCCCGACCCCGTGCTAGCGGAACTGATCGCCGCCCGGGAGCCCACCGATATTCCGGTCGTCTTCGACCAGCTGCCGCCGAACCCCGATCCCCGGTGGGGGACACGTGCCCGGCTGCGTGGCCTGGAACTAGCCACCGCCGGCCTGATCGCCTACCTCGATGACGATGACTCCTACCGGCTCGATCACTGTGCCCAGCTGGTGCGGGCACTGGAGGATCACCCAGAGATCGGGTTCGCATACACCCAGATGGCCGTCCATGCGAGCCCGAACGTGCCACCGGGGATCGTCGGCACCGGGGAAGTCGCCCCCTGCGCCATCGGCACGCCCATGATCATGCACCGGCGGGAGCTGCTGGAGATCTCCACCTGGGGGCCACCCGACACGATGGAAGACTGGCGGCTGGTGAACAGGTGGATGGAAAAGGGCGTCGAGGCCCAGTTCATCCCGTGGGTGACAGTGGATGTGTGGCCGAGCGCCTACCGTTAGGCTGACGGAATGACGGAGCCGTCCAAAGGAAGTACGGAAGCCAAGCCTCCAACGGCGGCACCGCCTCCTTTCACCCCAAGCGTCTGGGGTATTCATGATGCCCAGGCCGAGGGCAACCCGATGCCCACAGGTTGTGGGTATTTCCGCATCACTCTCCCCCTCGACCAGCTAGCTGCCCACGGGTGGAAGGTGCATTATCAGGCGTTCACCCCACCCGCCGAGGTGGCGGGCTACCGGCTGATCGTCGGTGAACGGCTGGACCGCCCGCAGGTGCTCGGGGCGTGGCGGCGGCTGCGGCAGGGCCACCGGCTCGCCTACGAGATAGACGACGACGTGTGGAACGTCGATGTGACCAACTTCAATGCCTACAGCGTGTTCAGCCGGCTGTCGGTGATCGACGCGGTTGAAAGCTCCATCGTCACTTCCGACCTGGTGACCGTGACCACCGAGGCGCTGGCCGAGACAGTCCGGGCGCGTACCGATCATCCCAACGTGAAGGTGATCGGCAACTACCTGCCCGCCTCAGTGCTCACCACCGAGCGCAAGCGCAGTAAGCATGTGACGATCGGCTACGCCGGCGGCGCGAGCCACGCCATGGACATTGCGACGATCGCCACCTCGGTGCGCAAGGTTCTCGACCGCGACCCCAGTCTGCGGCTGCACGTGGTGGGAGTGGACTACCGGCCCACCCTTGGCCACAACCACGCCTACCACACCAAGTGGGTGGACAACCCGGCTGACTACTGCCTGGGCATGGCCCAGAGCCTCGATTTCGACATCGGGCTCGCGCCACTTGCGCCCACCCGGTTCAACTATTCCAAGAGCCACCTGAAGGCCCTTGAATATGCGGCGATGGGCATCCCCGTCGTCGCTTCCGATTTCGGCCCCTATCCAGGGTTCGTCATCGACGGGGTGACCGGGTTCCTGGTCACCACCAAGCAGCAGTGGCGGGACCGCATCCGCGAACTCGTGGCCGACGCTGACCTGCGTGAGAGCATGGGTGCCAAAGCCCGCGAGCTGGCTGCCCAGCATACGATTGAGGGCAACTGGCATAGGTGGGCCGCCGCGTACCAGGAGGTACTGACGTGAAAGTCCGCATGATCCAGCAGATGAGCGGCCCCCGCCACGACGGCTCAGACTGGCCGGCTTTCGGGGCGGAGTTCGAGGTACCCGACTGGGAAGGCCCCGAGCTGGTCGCCGGCGGACTGGCGGTACCGGTAGCGGAAGAGCGCAAGGTGGAGGTCGCCGCACCTCCGCCTGACCCTGCCGTGGAGGTACGCGCAGAGCCCGCAGCTGCCCAGGCAGTGGCCCCGCCCGCCGGGGCAGAGGAGAGTGAAGAGAACCTTCCCATGGAGATGCGCAAGCGCGGGCCAGGCCGGCCTCCGGGCAGCCCTAACAAGCCGAAGTGATGACGCGCTAAGCTGTCCCGTAACAGGCCGCACCGTCGATTGAGAGTACGACTGGTGACTGCGGCCTGCATTGATGAGCTAGTGAAAGCCTGGGCGCTCGATGAGATCGCCCAGCAGGCTTTCGGCACCGAGTACCGCATCGCGGTCACCTGGGTGCCTGTCCCTGCCCCAGGTGCACCGAACGTCATCGTCCCCGGCTGGTACCTGGCGATCACCACCCGCAACCCCATCCTCGGTGAGCCGCGCCTGTGCCACACGGTGCCGATTGGCATGCCCGAGCCTGACGAGAAGACGGTGCGCCGGGTCATTGCTGACGGGCTGCGGCTGCTGCGTGACCTGACCGCCTCGAAGCTGGCGGGGGTGAATGGCCATGATCCCGCTGCTGCACGCTGAGACCCGGTGGGAATGCCCGAACTGCCCGGCCACCCACCTGACGACCGAGGCGGAGCCGCACATCCCGTTCCACAACTGCCCGGGGCTGCGGGGCATCTTCGCGCCCTACGTGGAAGCGGGCACCCGCTGCAACGTGCACGCCCTTGACCGCGAGGATTACGTGGGTCCAGAGCAGGGCCTGCGCACCGACACTGACGGCCGGCCTGTCATGTCCGTGATCACCGAACGATGGGACGGCAGCAACGACTGCGCCGTTTTCCCCGGTACCGCGTCCGCGCAACAGGAAGGCTGACCCATGGCCTGGGCAACATCTAACATCAGTGCGGCGCAGGTGAAGAATGTCTTCGACCCGGCTGCCGCAGTCGCCTACTCCACCGACTCGATGCTGGTGGCCCTGTATAACAACTCGGTCACGCCCAACAAGAACGACACGTTCGCCAACAACGCCTACAACGTCGGCACGTGGGCGACCGCGAACGAGATCTTCCAGGCCGGCCAGTGGGCGCAGGGTGGTGTCGCTCTCGCCTCGAAGACCAACACGTTCGGCGCGGGCACGCAGCAGCTCAGCGCGGCCAACACCGCTTCCGGTAACGCGGCGACACTAACCGCCGTCTTCGGCGACCTGGTGTATGACAACACCGCAGCCGGTGCCCATGCGTTCTGCTGGAATTACTTCGGCGGATCACAGTCCGTGACGGCCGGAACCTTCACGGTCGTCTGGTCTGGCAACGGGATCATGCAGTTTACGATCACTTAATGGATCTGGAACTGCTGAAGCTGTCCCTCACCGGGATCAAGGACGAAGACCCTTGCATCCCGGTGTACGGCAACAACCATCGCAGCGAATTCAGCCGGTATGACCGCGCCCGGGGTGCGGACTGGCCGGTTCATGCCCCGACGATGATCGGCCTGGAGCGGCTGGGCAACATTCAGGAGTGCGTGGAGAAGATCCTCGCCGACGACGTGCCTGGTGACCTGATCGAGACCGGGGTGTGGCGCGGCGGGGCCTGCATCTTCATGCGGGCCATCCTCAAGACCCACGGTGACACCAGCCGCACCGTGTGGGTGGCGGACTCGTTCGCGGGGATGCCCAGCGTTGAGCATGGCGGCGAGGAGGGCTGGTTCGACATGCCCGAGCTGGCCGTGCCGCTCGATGAGGTGAAGGCGAACTTCGCTGGCTACGGCCTGCTCGATGAGCAGGTCCAGTTCCTGCCCGGCTGGTTCGATGAGACCCTGGCCACCGCCCCCATCGAGCGGCTGGCGCTGCTGCGGCTCGATGGCGATCTGTACTCCTCGACCATGACTGCACTGGAAGCCCTGTACCCGAAGGTGTCACCCGGCGGGTTCGTCATCATTGACGACTGGTGGTTCAAATCCTGCCGCGAAGCAGTGACCGAATACCGGGCGAAGTACGGCATCACCACGCCTATCTGGCAGGCTGACTACGGCTACTGGCGGGTGCCTTCCGCATGATGATCAGCCCGTAACGGTATTCCACCGACTCCACCTCACCGCCCTGCTCACTGAATAGCGCCAGGAACGACTCGGCGGTGCGCATCATCGAATGGTCACCGGCGTGCAGCGGGTGGTTCCCGTAGCCGACGAACCAGTCCTCGATCACATACCAGCCACCGGGCTCCACCAGCGGCCACAGCAGCTCCCAGGTAATGCGGGTCAGCTTCCCCAGGTGGGAGGCGTCATCCACGATCAGATCCCAGGCAGGGCAGACCGCCGCGAGCTTACTGGGCAGATCGTCATCTTCCTGGCTGGCGATGATCTGCACGCTCTCCTGCGGCCACACGGCTTCCTTGCTACGGTCCACCCCGGCGACGACCCCACCGGGAAACAGGGCCTGCCACATATGCAGTGACTCGCCGCGCAGCACGCCGATCTCACACACCCGGCCGGCGGTGCCGATCTCCGCTGCCATCTTCAGGTAGGACGGCAGATAGCCCTGCCAGACCTTGTCGCTGGCGAACCGCAAAGCGGGCGGCCGGTCGGTGTCGTACTGGGCGGGCACGTAGCGCGGTGAGCCGTCCGCGTTCATGTAGCGGGCCTGGAGGGCGTTAGCCAGCCGGGCAGCATCATCGGGGCAGCTGACCTCGCTCATCTCCGCGCCATACACCTGAATACCGGCCGGCTGGCGCACCGGGTCGAACATGACCGGGATAGGGCGGTGATACACCGCCAGCGGGTCATCGTCAGGATGCTTCGCCGGCTCACCGGGATGGCGCTTGAACCCGGGCGGCCCAAGCGTCGGTGGCCCGGAATAGTCATGACGGTGCTCCACGTCGGGGGTGTGGACGTGCGGTTTCAGCCCGTGCCCGAGGCGCAGCCGCCCGGCGATGACCAGGTCCAGGAACTGCCACGGGACACCGGTCAGGTCCGGGTCGATGATGTTGCGCAGCTTGCCGTCACGCTCGAACTCGGCGGCGGGGATCTGCCGCTGAAGGGCAGCACCGAAACGGGTGCAGCCGAGGCCCTGGGTGAGCCGCTGGCCCGAGTTGAAAATCGGGTAGGGGAAGACGCACCACTGCTGCGGGCAGGCGAGCAGCTGCGGCACCACCCCGTCGTGGATGATCATGTCCTGCTCGATGATCAGCAGATCTTCATCACCGGTCCACCGCTCTTCGATCGCCCGCCAGTAGGCGAAATCGTCAGCAGACACGTCCACCAGCTCGGCCCCGGGTAGCCCGGCCACCTGATCGCGGGTATCGGGATCAAGACCCGCCTTTGTGTAGCCGAGCAGTATCCGCATACGGGGAGCCTACGCTGTAGTATTGGCCGCAGGACGGCTTAGGCCAACGCTGTCCTTCTGCTGGCCGCAGCCCGTGGTAGCCCCACGGGTGCCTGGCTGGAGCCCGCCGGGATTCATTCACCCGGATCTTGGCTTCAGGAGGCCACAGGTGAGCTTCTACACCGGCACGCAGTGTGAGCTGCTGTATGCGATGCCTGCGTCCGCCCCGGCGGTAACTAACACAGCTACCACAGGCATCCTGTCCGCGAACTCGACCACCATCCTTCCCTACCAGCTGCCTGCCGCGTATTTCACGCAGCAGTCGGGTACGGGCACGGGCAAGTCCCTGCTCCTCAAGGGCGGCGGGTTCTTCACCCTCGGTGCCACCGCCGACACCCTGACCATGGCCATTTACATGGACACCACGGCGGGCACGCAGCTGACGATCATGGCGCAGTCGGGTGCGATCACCCCCGTCGTGTCGATCACTAACGGCTGCTGGGAGTTCGAGGTACTGGTCACCTGCTCGGCCCTCGGCTCGGGTGCCAACTCGAAACTGAACGCGGTCGGGCACATCTTCTGGGGGCCGGGCAACAACGCCGCCGCGCCCACGTTCGCCTCCAACGGTGCGACCAGCGCGGCCGGCGTGACGATGATCGGTGCCCCGCAGACCGGTGTGACGATCACTAACACCAACGCCTACTACATCGACGTGTACGCCTGGTGGAGCGCGACCACGAACGCGCCGTCGCTCACCATGAGCAACTTCCTGATCTTCGGCCTGAACTAAGGGAGGCCGCTATCCCGGCCCACCGGGGGTGAGCGAGCGACGGTGAGGTGACCTCCGCATGGCAGTCGCCTTTGACGCCGTAGGGCCATCCGCCGCTGGCACCGGCAACACCAATCAGACGACCCTGACGTGGACGCATGCCGCTGTCGCGGGTGGTGTGACGCTCCTGGTGGGCTGTGCGCTCGACGCGCCCAGCGACGCCGCGTTCAGCATGACCTGCACGTGCGACGGCACCGCGATGACCTCGCTGGGCCGGGTCGAGTCCGACGCGCAGACCGCCGGTTTCCTGCAGGTCTGGTCGATCGGCGGCCGGTCGTCCGGGAACCACACGATCCTGGTCACCGCAGCCGGTGGCACACCCGATGACCTGTCCGCTGGCTCGATCTCATTCTCTGGCGCCGGCGGCGTGGCCACGCCGTTCACTGCGTCAGGCACGTCGGTCACTGGCAGTGTGGCGGTCTCCAGTAACACCAGCGGGAACCTGATCGCCGGGTTCCTTGGTACCGGTGACACGATCGTCTCGTCGGGGAACACGTCGCGGTTCATCGAGAACCTCCGGGGCAGCGCGGGCGATGCGGTAGGCAACGCGGCCGGTTCGACCGCCCCGGCGACCGGCAGCAGTGTCACGGTGTCGTGGACGCTGACCGCTTCCGGCGACCCGTGGGCTGTGCTCGCCGTCGAGGTGCTGCCATCAGCGCCGCCGCCGGGTGTGCAGGCACTCCCCGGCCGGACGTGGCTGAGACAATTCCGCAAGCCGCAGCTCTTTAACCAGCAGCCGCCCGGCCCGGTGATGACCCAGGCCAACCCCATCACCGCGACCGCGACCGCGACCGCGCTTGGCCCGCAGCAGATCGTCACGGTCAGTGCCGCCGCCGCGCCACAGTTCAACCCCGGCCGAACCTGGCGGAAGCATTTCCAGTGGCCGCAGCAGCAGCAGCTGTCGGGGCCGCCGCCGCTCGCGTGGGTCACCGCGCAGACCGCCACTGCGACCGGCACTGCGAATGGCCTGAAACCGTACCCCGCAGGGCTCGGCGGCACTGGGTACAACTCATGGTTCACTAACCAGTTCGGCGCCCCGGAACTGATGGTGATCGAGCAGGCGTGGCTGCTGCCGAGCAATGCGGGCCGGTGGAACAGCGGCAATTGGCAGTCCGACATGGACGCCTACTTCGCCGCACGGGCCGCGCAGGGATACACCGCCTGGTATGGCATCGCGTGGAACAACGTCCATGTCGATACGACCGCGCTGTCCGGTGGCCGGACGTGGGACGGCATCTACCCGCTCAACATCAACGGCACGCCGGGCGCTATCGCCACCGGCTCCGAGACGATCACCCTCAACAGCGCGTTCTGGACGCGGATCGACTACCTGTTCACCGCCGCGAGAAGCCAGGGCGTCGCCTGCTTCCTCAACATTTCCCAGTCCTACGACATCTCCTCCGCCGGATCGGTGTGGCAGAACGCCACCAACACACAAGGCACCGCGTTCGGTGCCGCCCTGACGGCCCGGTACCCGCAGGCCACGTACCCGCACGTGTTCTGGTTCTTCGGCGACGACGACGACGGCCCCAACGACTCGTTCTACCAGGCGATCCTGACCGGGATGCAGGGCGCCGGGGACGCCCGGCCGCTGATCTCCACCGAGTCGTTCACCAACTGCAACAGCCACATCGAGTTCGACAACGGGACGGCGTTCTCCGGCGCGTTCGGGGTGCCGAACGCGACCTACAACTGGGTGTACTCCTACGACGCGCCGTACTTCGGCTGCGAGGCCTCCTACAAAGAGGGCGGCTCGTTCCCGCACATCCCGCCGGTGTACGGCGACGGGGTGTACTACGGCGACTCCGGCTCCGGGACGACCCCGGACCGGGCGATCCGCAACTTCGTCTGGTGGGCGCTGTCGTCGGGGTCTCGCGGATTCCCGTCCACGTCCGGGCCATCGCTCATCGGAGTAGGCCCAACGTCGCTGTGGCAGTGGGCTTCTGGTTCTGTTTCGTGGCTGACCACCGACCCGAACGGCACGTTTACCACGTCGGGGGTCGGGCAGATCGCGTCGTTCTTCTCGGGACTGGCCGACTGGAACAAGCTGATCCCCGACACGGGGAACGTGTTCATTACCGCAGGCCGGGGCACGCGGGGAACGTGCGACGCGCCGGGCGGCGCGTTCAACTTCCGCAACAGCAGTACATACGTTGCCGGGTCGGTCACCCCCGCCGGGACGCTCGCGGTCATTTACTGCAAAGCCGCGATGTCGATCACGATCGACCAGACGAAACTGGGTGCCGGGTACACCGCGACCTGGGTGGACCCGTTGTCACTGGCCACGCAGGCGGCCACTCCGGGGTCCACGTTCAACTCCACCCCGCTGGGGAACAACTCGGCCGGCGACCCGGACTGGGTGCTGGTATTCCAGGGGCCACCCGTCACCCCGGCGGCGTCTGCGGGCTATGCGCTGCCCGGCCGGACCTGGCTGCGGCGCTTCAAGCATCCGCAGCAGTTCGCCCCGCCGGCCCCAGCTGGCGCGACGGTCACCAATGTCAACGCTGGCCTCGCATCGGGTACTGCTACCTCGCTCGGCCAGGACACCGACGCGACGTTCGATGTCATCGTTGCGCCGAATGCTGGGGTCGCGTCCGCCACAGGTACGGCCCTCGGACAGGACACTGGCGCGGATATCGCCATGGTGTCCCCGAATGCTGCGGTGGCTGCCGGTACCGGCACTGCCCGTGGCTTCGACACCGGGGACATGCTGCCCGGTGTCGCCTATCCGCCACAGCGGGCGCAGCCCAGCCCGGTCTGGCTGAAGTTCTTCCACCACCCGCAGCAACCGGTACCGCCGGCACCATTTAACGTCTACCCGGCCCCGGCGCTGGCGACCGCGACCGCTCTTGGCCAGGACAACAACGCAACCTTTGACGCCTCGGTTGCGCCGAACGCAGCCGTCGCTCCCGCTACGGGCACTTCGCTTGGCAACGACACCGGGGCCAACGAGCCTGCGGTCACCGTCAACGCGGGCTTGGCAGGGGGCACCGCAACTGCCCTGGACGCCACCTCCTCCGTGCCGGGGGCAGCTCAGGCCCAGGCGTACCCCGGCGCGGTGTGGCGGCACTTCTTTAAGCACCCGCAGCAATTCATCCCGCCAGCACCGTTCAGCGTCTACCCATCCGTGGCGCTGGCCACCGGCACCGCCCTCGGGCAGGACGCGGGCGCAAACATCGCCATGGTGTCCCCGAACGCTGCGATGGCACCAGCGACCGGCACCTCGCTGGGCAACGACACTGGGGCCAACGAACCGGCGGTCACGGTCAATGCCCAGACCGCTACCGCCGTCGCGTCTGCGCTCGACGCGACCACCACAATCCCAGGCCCCCCCCCGGCCCAGGCGTACCCCGGCGCGGTGTGGCGGCACTTCTTCCACCACCCGCAGCAGTTCGTCCCGCCGGCCCCGGTGATAGTTACCTCCACCAACGCTAATGCGGGCCTGGCGTCCGCGACCGCGACGGCGCTCGGCCAGGACAACGGGGCGAACATTGCGTTCGTCTCACCGAACGCAGCCAATGCGACGGCCAGCGGTACCGCCCCCGGCCAGGACAACGGGACCAATACCGCCTTCGTCTCGCCGAACGCGGGACTGGCCAGCGCGTCCGGTGCGGCGCTTGGGCCTAACCCGCAAGTCACCGTCAACGCCGGGCTGGCCGCCGGCACCGGCACGGCGCAGAATCTGACACCGGCGTCCGCTTCCGCCGCCGCCGCCACGTTCGCACAGCCAGGTGGGGTGTGGCGCAAGCACTTCCAGCACCCGCAGCAATGGCGTCCATTCGTGCCGCCGCCGCCGCCCGTGTTCATCCCGGCGACCGGCACGGCGACCGTGTCCGACGTGAACACCGGTATAGCCACCGTCTTCGACGCCCACGATGGCCTGGCCACCGTGGGCGAAACCGGGGGCGGAGTGGCCTCGGTAAGCTGAGTCTTCATGGCTGAACTATGGCGCGAGCAGGACGGGCTGATCCTGCGCAGCCACTGGGAACCGGGTGGTGACCCCTGGCTGGAGGTCGTCCATGCCGAGCCCCGCGCCCTGTTCAGTGGTTTCCTGCTCCGCAGGGTGCGCCGGGGTGAGGCTTTGCCGTTCACCGAGGTGAGTAGTGGCCGGGTCGGCATCGGCAGCATCGTCACCATCCGTGCCCGCGACCGGAACGTGGTCTACCAGCTCACCGAATATGACCGGCAGCACGATATTTATGCAGGTGAGTGGCCGGACTAAACTGGCCACAGGCAGGCCGCGCTGACCGAGGGTGGCAGCCGCATGGGCGCGACCGTGTTCTTCCAGAACCAGGCGGGGAACGACACTGCCACCTTGCAGATGATCTTCCAGGTCAGCGGCAGTCCAGCCGACCCTACTGCCATTTCTTGTGTGATCACCGACCCCACGGGCGTGGCCACCACCCACACCTTCGCCGGCTCGGCTCCTGCTGACATCACCAGGCTCTCCCTCGGCACCTACCAGCTGCTCATCGGCTCCACGATCGTGGGCCTGTGGGGATTCGTGTGGATCGGCACCGGCACCGCGTCTGAAGTGGATGCGGGCACCTGGACTGTCAACCCCGCCGCAACGATTAACCAGCTCTACACGTCGGTGGAGGAGCTGAAGTCGCGGCTGAACATCACCGACACGGTCAGCGACTTCGAGCTGGAGCTGGCCGTCCAGGCAGCGGCAAGGGCAGTGGAGAGCTACACCGGCCGGTTCTTCTACCAGATCGCCGAGACGCGCACCTACATGCCGTACGACATCTGGGATCTGCCCGTCGATGATCTCGTTTCAGTAACGTCGATGGCCACCGACCAGGACGGCGACGGCGTGTTCGAGCAGCCGTGGACGCAAGGCACGGACTTCCAGCTGGCCTTCGGGATGTGGGAGTTCAACCAGAACGTGACCGGCGAGGCCCGTCCCTACACCCAGATCCGGGCGATCAACGCGGCCGGCGGCGGGAAGTTCTTCCCCTACACATGGCCGTTCAGCCGGCTCGACCGTATCCAGATCGTCGGTGTGTGGGGCTGGCCAGCGGTGCCGTACCGGGTGAAGCAGGCTGCCCTCCAGATCGCCAGCGAGCTGTTCAAGCTGAAAGACTCCCCGTTCGGCCTGGCCGGCTCGTCGGAGTTCGGCATGGTCCGGCTCCCGCGTGGCGGCAACCCCTATGTGGCGAGCCTGCTCTGCGACTACGCTTCACCGATGCGCAAGGTCGGCATATGACCAGACGGGCGGCGGTGCTGCTCTTCGTCGCGTTCGCCGCCACCACGGCGGTGCTGCTCTGGCGGTTCGCCATTATCCACTGGGCTCAGAATGAGTTCGGGTTCCGCAACGGCGACGGCAACAGCCCCCACTACCTGTTCTGGTCCGGCATCGGGTCTGACCTGGCCTACCTGTCGATCGTCGGTGCCCTGCTCGGGGTGGTCCGCTCCCATAACTGTGAAGTGCATGGCTGCTGGCGGATCGGGCGGCACGCTACCGCAGCCGGGACGAAAGTGTGCCGCAAGCACCACCCTGACGGGCACCTGACCGAGGAGGATGTCCTCAAGGCCCACCACTTCTACCTGGGGAAGAGGCCCGGCCGTGGCTGATCTCACCGCCGTCTGCAATGGGCTCGCCACCGTGCTCGACACGATCCCCGGCCTGCGAGTCAGTTCCGGGTTCACATCCCAGGTGAACCCGCCGATGGCAGTCGTCATGCCGCAGCCGTCCCAGTCGCTGCGGTTCGACACGATGGGCGGCGGGATCAGTTACCTGCTGCGGGTCGTGCTGCTCACCCAGTACGCCCAGGACTCTTCGTCGGTGAATCAGCTCAACTCCTACCTGGCGACCACCGGGCAATATTCGGTGGCAGCCACGATTCTGGCTAATCCCCGGCTCGGCGGTGCGGCAGAATCAGTGAACATGGATTCGGTGAGGGGATACGGACTGATGGAATGGGCTGGCCAGCAGTATCTCGGTGCCCAGATACTCGTTACGGTGCTGGCGGCATGAGCGGCCACCTCTGCCCGTCGATGGAATGCGCCATGAACGGCCATCGCATGCCCTACTACGGAGGCCCGAGTGGGCCGGGCCAGACGACGTTGCCCGAGGTCACCGAAATCCACCGTTGGCGCATTCAGCCTGGCGACCGGATCGTTGCCTATGTGGATGCGACTGATGTCACGTCGGCGCAGGCGCAGATCGTAGCCCAGCGGATACGGGGTTACCTGAAGCTGGCCCCGGACTTCCCCATTCTTGTGGCCGGCCACAACCTGGAACTCATGGTGGCCGATACTGGGCCAGGCCGTAAGGACGCAGCCAGAGGAGAATCGTGAAGATCCCTAAGCGGGTACTAATAGTCCACCCTGGCCCAAATTTTTCCGTCCACGACGTGTACGCCGGCTGGCAGGAAGCCCTCATCGAGGCAGGTATCGCCTGCCGGGACTACAACCTCGATGACCGGATCGCGTTCCACGACTCGGCCTACCTCTACACCGGCAACCACGACAAGCAGGGCAGCCCCCAGTTCAAGAAAGCCTTCCGCGACAAGGCGGCAGTGATCGGGGTGTCCGCGAACGGGATCTACGCCACCTGCTTCCAGTGGTGGCCCGACGTGGTGATCATCATCTCGGCGTTCTTCATCCCCACCGATTTCATGGACGTGATGCGTTCACGTGGCATCAAGGTGGTACTCCTGTTCACCGAGTCGCCGTACGAGGAGGCCCGCCAGCTGGAACGCGCCCACCACGCTGACCTGGTGCTGCTCAACGACCCGCTGCGGATCTCCATGTATGACGAGGCAGGCATCCCCGCGCTCTACATGCCGCACGCCTACCGCCCCGGCCTGCACTACCCAGGGCCAGGCGAGGACCAGTTCATGACCGACTTCATCTTCATCGGCACCATGTTCCGCACCCGCCAGGAATTCTTCTCCAAGATGGTGGCGCTCGGCGCGTTCGAGGGGATCGACACCACGTTCGGCGGCAACTGGGCGATGGTGAAGGAAAGCGACCCGCTGATGCAGCTGCTGTCGCATGAGCGGAACGAATGCGTGGACAACGCGCTCACCACCCGGATCTACAAGTCCGCCAAGGTGGGCTTCAACATGTACCGGCGCGAAGACGACGACGACACCCATGAAGGCTGGGCGGCCGGGCCGCGAGAGATCGAGATGGCCGCGTGCGGGCTGTTCTTCCTGCGCGAGCCCCGGCCCGAATCGGACGAGCTGTTCGATGGCATCCTGCCCACCTACGTCAGCCCCGAAGACGCGGCCGAGCAGCTGCACTGGTGGCTCAGCCACGACGACGAGCGGGAGAAGGCGGCGCTGGCGGCGCGGGCAGCAGTCCGGCCCCGCACCTTCGCGGCCAACCTCCAGAACCTGCTCCAGGCGCTGGACGAGCTGTAAATGCCTGTCATCCCACGCGAGTGGTTTGACGAAGTGGGGCCAGCCCGCAGCAGGGGCATGACATTGCTGCCAGTCCCGCCCCGCGACGACCCGGGCGGGCAGACCTACGACGCCGCTGAAGGCCGGGCCGCTGCGGCGCTGCGGCTCCTGGCCGCCGTCTGTGAGCCAGGGGCGTCGGTCATCGACCTCGGCTGCCTGCATGGGGCCTACACGCTGAAATTCGCCCATCATGGATATGAGGCGACCGGTATCGACGCCCGCCCGGAGAACGTCGAGCAGTGCTGGAAGCACATGGCGGGGCTGCCGAACGTGACCTATTACTGCGACGACGTGCGGAACATTGAAGATTACGGCCCGTTCGACGCGGTATTCTGCTGCGGCCTGCTTTACCACATGGAGCAGCCAGTGAAGCTCCTGCACAGCCTCGCGGCAGTCACCCGGCGGCTGCTCATCGTCCAGACCCACGTCTCGGGGCGGGGCGGCAGCGAGAACGAGGGCTACGAAGGCCACTGGTACATCGAAGGTGACCTTGGCCACCCGTGGTCCGCGTGGGGGAACGAGCAGTCTTTCTGGCTCACCAGGCCGGCGCTGTTCGCCGCCATCCAGGACGCCGGGTTCCCCCTGGTGGCCGAGATTCACGACCACCTCACCGATGTCAACGGCTCAGCCGACCGGCTCATGGTGGCCGGGATAAAATGAGAGCCTGACCGGCCGCCTGTGAGGTATGCGTGGACCAGGCATGGGCTGAGGGTTACCAGCCGGTACCGTGCTGCGACGCCTGCGGCAGCGAGATGCACCGGGTCGAATGGCTCACCGAGACCGAGGCTGCCGCTCACGTCCGCGCCCAGCCGAAGACACTGGCCAACTGGCGCAGCCTCGGCGACGGGCCGCTCTCATTCAAAGCCAAAGGCCGGGTCGTCTACGCCCGGTGTCTTCTCGACAGATGGCTGCTCAACGGGGAGTGAACTTCCCGATTCTTCCCGCTAAGATAGACCCGAGGCCGCAATCCTCCACCTGGAGTGAGGTGCGGCTGTGGCCCGGATTCACGGCAAGTCCGGTTTCGTCTACATGGGCATCGCCTCGGGCGCTGTCGCTTCCCCGATCGCGTTCCTGACCAACTGGAACCTGAACTTCACGGTTGACCAGCCCGAGGTCACGGCGTTCGGTGACGCCAACAAGATCTACGTCTCGGGCCTGCCCGACGCATCCGGTGACTTCACTGGGTTCTACGACGACGCGAGCCGGCAGATCTATACCGCAGCCCGTGACGGTGTAGCACGAAACTTCTATCTATACCCAAACACTGTGGCCGATCCTAATATGTATTGGTATGGACAGATACTTCCAGATTTTCAGGTTTCGGGTGGTATTGCCGAAGCGATCTCGGTCAAAGCCAATTGGAAAGCGTCAACGGCCGTAATTAAGTATGATCCCACTGCGGGATACGGGTGAGCCTGGGGTCTTGACTCCAGTCACAAAGTTCGTATACGCTTGGGGACATGGCCGCTACCCGAGCATGCGAAATACCAGACTGCCCTGGCGCGCACTATGCCAAGGGCCTATGCCGGAATCACTACCGTCGTCAGATGCTGTATGGCGACCCTCTGGGTGGAAGCCGCACCCAGGAGCGCCAGCCAAGTGTCTGCACTGTGGAGGGCTGCGCCCGCGCTGCCGCCACGCACACCTATTGCCTGGCGCACTACATGCGCTGGAAGCGGCACGGTGATCCTCTCGGTGGCCGGCCACGTATGCGCGAGCAGCTACCAGAGCGCTGTCTGATAGAGGGCTGCCCTAAGCCTCCGGCGGCGCGGGGCTGGTGTTATAGCCACTATGAGCGCTGGCACAGGTATGGCGATCCCGAAGCGCCCATGCGCCGCGCCGCCAACGGCGCTGGCTGGCGCGGCATCGACAGTCGTGGCTACATGGTGATCAAGCACGGCAGTAAGACTGAGCTTGAGCACCGTCTCGTTATGGAGAAAATGCTTGGCCGCAAGCTCCTGTCGGGCGAAGAGGTTCACCACAAGAACACGATCAAGACCGACAACGACCCCTCCAACCTGGAGCTATGGAGTGGCAGCCAGCCGAGAGGCGGGCGCGTGGAGGACAAGATCGACTGGGCACTGGAGTTCCTGGGCCGCTATGGCGAGGTGGATTTTAAGCGACTGCGCTAGGCTGCCCCCAGCCACCAAGGGAGGCCGTCGTGTCCTTCGGAATTGACTACGCGTTCAATCCCCATCCCAGCATCGCTGCCATGAAGACAGCCGGCGTCGTGTTCGCCGCCCGCTACACTTCGGCGCTGCCGGTCAATGACACGAACGGCAAGAACCTGCTCAAGGGTGAGCTGACCGCCCTGCTCGCCGCTGGCCTGTCGGTGGTTGTTGTGGCCGAGGAGGGCGCGGAGCGCATGAAGGGCGGCCATTCGGCGGGCGTGACCGATGCTACGCACGCGAACGCGGTGGTGAAGGCGCTCGGCATGCCCACGATCCCGGTCTATTTCGCCTGCGACTATGACGCGCCGCCGGGGGACCAGGCGGCGATCGACGCCTACCTGGATGGGTGTGCGTCGGTGATGGGTGATGACCGGGGCCGCAACATCTACGGCGGCTTCTGGCCCACGTCGCGGGCGCGGGCAGCGGGGAAGGCTAAGCGGGTGTGGGGCACGATCGCCTGGTCTGGTAACAACTGGGTGACCGCTAACTGGACCCCGCAGATCATGCAGGGTCTCACGGTGAGCGTCGGCGGGGTGTCGGTGGACGTGGACCATTCCCACGGCGCTGACTATGGCCAGTGGCCCCGGCCGGTGGTGAAGCCGCCCACGCCACCGCCTTCGGGTGGCCCGCCGTACCGGCATGTGGTGAAGTTCCCGGCGTCGTGGAACCGGATCGCTAAGCAGCGGGGCACCACGGCTGAGGCTCTGATGGCCTATTCGGCGGCAAGCTACACCACGCAGGACGAGCAGATCATCGCGGGGAAGGCGCTACGGGTAGGCACCCCGTATTACACCAAGAACCCGTGACCGAGGACGAACTCCGCGAACTGGCCGGCTACGCCGGCCCGCCTGAGATCACGTTCGCCGGGCAGCAGTGGAAGATCCGCTCCGACCCGCTCGCGGCCTTGCTGCGCTATGTGCTCGCGGACTTGCAGTCCAAGCCGGAAGAGGAGCAGGAGGGCGTGGCCCTGGCCGCCATGCACCGACTGCTGGAGGACTGCCTGGTGGATTTCGCCGGGTTCAGCGCCGCCGCGTTCACCGCCAAAGCCTCTTTTGACGACATCCAGGCGGTGGCCAAAGCTGTCGTTGAGTACACCTGCGCCCGGAATTTCTGGCCGGCGATGCGGCTGCTCGGCTATCTGGCTGGCAGCCTGGAAGAGATCGACGGCGGCCTGCTGCGTACGTCGGCGCGTGGCCTGACCAGCCTGACTGCCCGTGAAGCCTGTAATCTGGCGCTGGCGATATGCCTCGAAGGCCGCGACGAGGAGGCCCGCCAGGAGTTCTTTGTGGACCTTAGCTATGAGGGGTCACCGGAGGCTGACGCCCTGGCGGCGCTGCGGGAGTACAAAGCGTCCATGAAGCTGAAGGCGGAGGAGGACGAAGATGGTTGATATCGCATGGGACGCCTACGCACTGTCGCTATACATCCTGGAAGTGGACGCGGCGCTGCTGCCCCGGATCGCCAGCGAAGTTGAGGACGTGGCCCGCGCCATCGCGCCCATCCGTGGCCGCCGCACACCCATTCCCCGGTGGGCCAAGAAAGGCTATATCGGCGTTCCTGGCCGGCTGAAGGCGTCGGTGCAGTCGAGCGTGGACCAGGACCATATCGGGCCGTATGCCGATGTTGCGGCCCTGTGGTATGGCCGGTTCCTGGACCCGCCGGCGAGGCAGATCAAGCGGGACATCCCGTTCCTGCCTACGGCGCTGATGTGGACCGTGGACGGCAAGGAATACCACCTGTAAGCGGGGGTTGATGTCCAGGGTCATGCGGGGCAGCCCGGCAGCAGCAGCCAGCAAGGCCCGCAGGCCCTCATCTCCAGGCCGGGGCGCGAACCCGCAGTACCGGCACCGCAGCTCCAGGCTTGAGCTACGGCCCCGGGGCGTGTATGTGGCGGGGACGGGCAGCGGCCCGTCGTAGGCGAACACGGTGACAGCCCGGCGACGCCCCTTGTGCCCGCACACGAGCCTGATCATGGCCGTCATGGTAGCCTGGCAGCAATTCCCCGGCCTCCGGGTTGAGAACAGGGCGTGCGCATGGCACCGCGCCCGTCCTCCCCACGCAGGCAGGCCGTACATGTCGAACACCCGCACTACCACGCCGCCGAAAGGCCGGGCGACTCCTGCCCGGCAGTCCAAGCCTGAGCCGGCCACGTTCAAGCTGATGGGGGCCGAATACAAGCTCGCCCCCAAGGTCGGCATCTGGCCGCTGATGCAGTACGCACGGGCAGTCGAAACCGGCGACAACGATGTGGGGAACCGCCGGGCGATGGCCTCGGCGCACGCCATCCTGGAGGACTCGGTCCACCCCGATGACTGGGGGCGTTTCCAGGAGGACATGATCGCCAAGAAGATGGATGACCTCCTGATGGTGCTCGACGCTGTCATGGGCGCTATCCGCATCGCTGACACAAAGCGGTCACGTAATGGCCGCCGTACCACTGTCCGGGCCGCAGCCGAGCAGATCCCCGCCTGACCTGACCCGGGGGTGAGTCGTGCCAGATGCCTTCGCGCTGGCTAACGCCTTCGTGAGGATCAGGCCCACGTCCGATGGGTTCCGCACCGAGGCTGACGCGCAGCTGAAGACTGCCATGGCGGGGATGGACCGGAAGGTCAAGATCACCGCGCAGACCGATGCGGCGAAGGCAGCCGCTGCGGACCTGCGTGTCTACCTCGATGCGCTGACCAAGCGGATCTATGAACTGCGCCTGAAAGTGACCGACCCTGGCGTGCAGGCGCAGCTCACCCGCACCGTGCTGCTGCTGAACCGGCTCGATAAGCGGGTCACCCCGGAGATCACGCTGCTGGGCGCGACGAAGGTGCAGGCGGCGCTGCTGGGCGTGGAGGCGTCGGCGCAGCGGGCTGAGTCCAAGCTGCAAGACGCGAATCAGACCGTCTTCCGGTTCACCGGACTGTGGGGCATCCTGGGCAATAAGACGAAAGTCCCACTGTTCGGCGGGCAGAGTTTCGGCTGGATACCGAGATTTATCGTCGGTATCGGTACCCTGCACCTGCTAGTAGATGTTCTCGCTGAAGTCCTGGCGATCGTCATCCCGGCAACGATCGCCCTCGGTGCATTCGCCCTGGCCGGCTCGGACTCGTTCAAGCTGGTCGTCCGCCAGGTGCAGAACATGCACACGGCGATGGATGCGACCGGGAAGACGATCCCGCCGTTCACCCGCAACCTGGAGAAGATGCACCAGGCGGTCCGGCCGGACGTGTACCAGCTGTTCGGTGAGGGACTGGCGATCGTCAACGCCAAGACCGGCGAATTCAACAAGCTGGCGACGGGGACAGCCCGCGTCATGGACAACCTCGCCGCCCGGATCACTGTCGCCATCAAGAGCGGCGGCTTCTCGGTTTTCATGCGCAACGCCGTCGATGACGTGCAACAGCTTGGTAACGTGTTCGGCAACCTGTTCGGTATTATCGGCAACCTGCTTCACGCCATGCCGGGCATCGCCCAGATACTGCTCACCATCACCCAGAACGCCACCGGCTTTATTGAGCGGCTGACCTCCTCGGCTGTTGTGCAGAAGATCACTAACTTCGGGCTGATTGGCCACGGGGCGCTCGTCTATGTGGGCCTGGGCGCGACGATCGCCGGCAAGGCCGTCTCGGCGAGCCTTGGCGGCCTGGGAAACCTGGCCAGCAAGGGGGGCATAGCCCTGGCGGCCCTGGGCGGGAGAGGCCAGAAGGCCGGCGATGCGCTATTCAAGCTCGGGGGCAGGCTCAAGGGCCTGGCCAGTTTCCCATGGGGCTGGGCTGCCGCTGCCGCAATCGTGGTCGGCTTCCTGGCGTTCAAGCTCATCACCGCGAAGGACGCGACGCAGAACTGGCTGGACTCGCTACAGAAAGTCCTGATGGCGCAGAACGCGGTCACCGGGTTCATGCAATTGCAGGCCGACCAGGTCATAGTGTCGCAACACCTGGCTCGTGCCCAGGTGGAAGTGCATCACGCCATGACCAATGTGGCCAGCGACACCAGGGTGGTCGCGGGCCGGGCCGGGATGATGAATATCACCCTGGAAAACGCGGTAAAGAAAAGCAGCGAACTGTCGAAAGGCCAGCGGCAGCTGAGCGACGAGTCCAACCTGTATAACAGCCGGCTGTCGCGGCTGGCGATCGGGCTCGGCGGAGTCGGGAATGCACAGGGTTTCCTGATCGCCTCGGGCGTCAAAATGGGCGACATGCTCAAAAAGGGCACCCACGCCTGGCTGATGATCTTGCAGCAGGTGGAGGCTACCCGGGCCGGTTACCTGGCGATGGGCCAGACGGGCGGCGTCCTCCAGAATGACCTTAATGCGCTGAACCTGTCCATGTCGGACCAGTTCAAGGCCATGCAGAATCTCAACTCGGCGTGGGACACGGTCATCGGGACGATGACCGGCGGCGAGACGAACTTCATCACCTTCCAGCAGGACATTATTTCCGTCAAGGAAGCCCTCGCCCAGGTCGGCGGCACGT